TACCACTCCGCTAAAGCTGGGAACTCTTCAGTAAAACATTTTTCTCGACGACTGTCATATTGTTCATGAAACTGTTTAAAATCGTTGTGCAATTTAGGCATGTCAAATGCATCGCTGTGTGGTGTTTTAACCACATCAAGATAATCAATTAGACGTTGTAAATGAAAACGTTCATGAGGTTGTAGTTGCGGATGATCTGTGTAATGGTCCAGCCACATTTGCAGCCTATCTTTAAACTGCATACGAATATTTTCAGGTAACACAAGTGGACTCATAAAACTTGGAAAACGTAAAATGTTTAGTGTAAAGTTAGGAAAATCTTCGCCGTGTTTTTCTTTCCAATGCATCATTCTTGTTAGAAAATCAGGCAAGGTTTCCAAACAAGTTGCATTAATTGTACACATGACATGTAATCCACGTAACTGACCACTGTTCATCAGATAATCCATGTTCTTTTGCCATTGTATATAATCAAACCCATCACGGATGTATTCTGCGGCTCCCCAGGTTGATTCATTGCTGGTATATAAATCTAATTCAATACCTTGTGTAGCTTGTAGTAGTTGTTCTAATTTATCTTGTTCAAAACCAAGATTGCTATTGATTGCAAGTCTGGTTCTACTGCGACCAGGATTTTCACGGAACCAATCTATTAACTTCCATGTGTGCCCACTCATTAAAGGTTCACCGCCGGTGATTCTTAATTCATCAAGTGTGCTGTGTAGATCTGTTTCCCACCAATCAAAAAATGCTTCTACATAAGGATTTACTTCTGTAACTTTAAACAATTGTGCCGAGTCATGTTTGTGTGTAAAATGATTACGTCCGTCACTGATTAAATTTGTATAAGCACCATTGTTACGAATGTCTTTTACCCAGGTTGTGCTAAAGGCTGGATTGCAATAACTGCATGCAAATTGACAGGTTCTGTCAAATGCTATTTCAAGTGTTTTAAGATTAACATCTTCTTCTACGGGTAGATTTTTTGCGGCAATAAGATCTTGTTCGCTATAGATTTTGCTTTTATAAACTCTGTCACTAACAGCGTCACGTCCCATGTCTTCAATTTTCCAGCAGTATTCACATCCAGGAGGACGCTCCCCTGCTTGCATCATTGCTCTATCAGCTTTCTTTTGATCAGTATTGTGGAGCAGCCTAGGGTTAGCCCTGACCTTATCAGAATCCACTAAATGGGCCGGAGGGTGATGGCAACTGGTAGTCATTCCACTGCCCAACCAAATGGTAGCGTTATACCATTTGGCTCCACAAAACGAAGGACTAAGAGTGTCTAATACTCTTAGTCTATATTCTAAATCTGTTTCTGACATGTTGTAATTATGGTTTAGTAGCGAGTGCTAAGATATTTGCACTGATTCCACCAGTCACTCATTTCGGGAAATGTTGATAACAAATCTGTGCCTCTTCTTCGGTCATGTTCATTGAAAAATCTGTAAAAATCTGCTTTTTGTTTATTAAGATATTCTTCGTCTAAGTCTTGCCCATTACGCATCCACGCAATATCTCTATCTAAACGATGAATTTCATAGTCCTTGAACCCTTTAAATCGTGTTTGTTCAGTTTCCGCTTGTGTAATCATCCAACTCCATAATCGATCAAGTTCAGTACAATAACTTTCTGGTAAAAGTTGCATGCTTTGCCATGTGGGTTGTCGTAGCACAGGTGTATCAAACCAAACACGTTGATAGTCATTGCTGTACAATTCGCGTAGGCCCAATATACCTGTGAATAAATTTTTTAAACTTGTAACACCAAGATTATTCATTGTAACAATAAATGTCACGCTGCTACGGTAAGGCACTGTTTCAAGAAATTCGTTTACACGGTCCCACATCAAATTAAAATCTAGTCCGTGTCTAATATATTCAGCACGATCCATCCAGGCATCTACACTTACATACTGCATAAAGTGTTCAACACGATCATTTTCAGTCATGCGTTTCACGTTATCCATGTAACGATCAAATAACTTTTGCTCTACGCTAAAGTTACTGGTCACATTCAGATGTAATTGTGGATTATCATGTTGCATTACATAATCAAATACACGATAGGTATTACGATCCATCAAAGGCTCGCCGCCTGTCATTCTAAAGTGTACCAATTCAGGATACAGTTCAGGCCACCATTTCCAAAAGGCTTCGACATATGGATTATGTTCTCTTGCAGGTATAGGTCGTCTGGCTCCTACAAAATATTTTGGATCATTGTGCGGTGTACTTGTAGGGTAGGCGCCGTGTTTCTCTGCTTCCGCCATCCAACTTGAACTAAACTGCGGACTACAATAGCTACATTGTAAATTACAAGCATTATTAAAATTTACTTCTACATAACTAGGTAAAATATCTTCATCGCCGTTACTGGTAGCGATAATATCATAATCTTTTATTGCCCACGGTTCTCCTGACCTGTAATGACGATCGCTAAGTTTACCATTATCTTCCATTGCCCAGCAGTAAGCACATTCTTGTGGCTTATTTCCTGCTAGCATCATTTTGCGTTGTAACTTTTTATGCTCTGTGTTGTGAAGCGCACTCGGATTGTTTTCAATTGTATTTGGATCAATTTGATGCAGCGGAGGATGGTAACAACTATTATTCCATCCATTGGTTAGATGTAAACTTACCTGCTTCCATTTTGCTAAACACAAGCTACTACTTACACTGTCAAGTTTTTGCTTTGCAAGTTCAGCATCACTGAGAAACTTGCTTTTAAAATCTTTATCTACTTCGTCGCCTTTGTTCATAATTCTAAACTCGATATCACTGCTGGTTCAAATCTGATACCCTTATAATTCTTCATACAGTCTGACACTAGTTGCCGGGTAATATGCCAGTTGTTGTGCGTCGGATCTAGACAGTTTTGTTGAAAAAAATTACCGCCATGCTTTAGCGACCATTGGTCATTGGTTTGGCCCCATGTGTCCCAATCTACTAATTTGGTTACAACACCGCCAAAGCCGTATTGCTCAACCAGGCGACAGTAGTTTTCTAAATCAAAATAGTTTGCATTTTGCAAGACAAAGTTCAATGAAGTTTTTATCCTTGTGGTTTTTATAAAATCAAGATTTTCAATTAAGTTTTTCCATTTGCCAGGAAGTCGCACATTCTCATAGACTTCTTTGCTTCCAGCATCAACGCTGATACTAAAGTGTGCAATCTTATTTAAAACAGGTTGATCTTGTAGCTGCTTCTTGACAAGAAGTCCATTTGTGTGTAATTCTATTGTGTGATTATTATCTGGCCAATTTTTTAACAAAGGTCTGAAAATGTGACTAGCAAGTGGATCACCATTTCCAGTTAGTGTGACTTGTAGTTCTTTATCAGTATTATACAACCATTTAAGAATTTTGTCAAGATGCTGTAACTTTTCTTTATAGACAGGACCGTCAGTTACTAGTATTTGTTCTTTTCTGCAACTAGGACAGTGTAGATTACAACTTTCATCAAGGTTAATATACAGACTATAAGGACACTTTTGCGGCCCAGAGCGGATACCACAGGTATCGACAGCACAATATGTATAATTTCTTTTTTCTATATCATCATGTAGGTACTGTGCAATTGGAGTTTCAAAAATTTCTTCAAAGCTGTCAAAGTCTTTGGCTTGGCCAACTGGAATAGGCAGCCACCCATCGCATTTACAAAGAAAACAGTTGCCATATTTGTCAACAGTTACACTACGTTTTACAACATTGCAACCATAATTTATTGGCTGGCTACCAACTCCTCGAGGAATAGTGTCTAATACACGTTGGTATTCTGGATCAAGATTAAAATCCATTACCATCCCTCGATGCTACGAATAACGTCAATTTCCCTAATCATTGGGCCGCGATTGTGCCAGTTACTACGATAATGTTGTTTAAAGAACTTACTTTGTTCAGGTGTATAAAGATTCATTGGTAAGCCAAGTTGCATGTTAAGTTCATCGGCATAGCGTTCAATAATACTTGCAGGATCCTGCTCTTTCATGCGGTTCCATATATCTTCTAGTGTGTCAAACCATTGTACCTGTTTGTGATTCCAGTCACTGAGCATGGTCCATTGTGTGCCCATTCTGGCTCCAGCAATTGCCCATTCTCCATGCTCTACATCCATTCCAACATTGTGCCAAATGGTTAAATGATCAAGATTGCGACTGTGTACACGTTGTCGAAAATCTGCAACTGTTGGTTTACGTCCCTGATCCAAACACATTTTGACACCTTCACGAAACCCTGCTCTCCAAGCATGTTTGGGAGAACCATTTGGGTAGGTAGTGCTGTAACAGTCGTGCATGGGCCAGTACAATGGATCAAAACAAAACTCTACATCAGTTTCATCTTTCCCAGTGCTAGCTTCATGAGTTTGCATATTTTCTACAAAGTCGCGTGTCCAACAGCTTAGTCCTCCATTACCGTACATCAGTCCGTTAATGTGGTTTCGGGCTCGCCATCTGAATACCGCTTTTTCCCATGTTTGGTCCGCTATGTCTAATACAAGATTAAAAAACTTTTCATCGGGTAAATTATCCCCATCAATGAGAATAAAACGTTCAGTGTCACTGGCGTCAGCAGCCGCTTTATGTGCCGCATCACTGCCTTTAACACCATCTACACGTTTTGCCCACGGGACCATGTTTTGTATTTGTATCCAAAATTCTTCTTTTTGTGGTTCGTCGTAGGAAAGGTAGATGCAGTCAAGATCAGCTACGTCTATTTGTGTCATGGTACTCCTAGTAAGTTTGGTTTATTGCAGGAATAAATCCTTCTCCACTACTTATTAAACATCCTGGGCCACCGGGCATAAAACCAACCATGCTCCAACTGTTATCTGAAGGATCGACATAAAGGGTAAAAGGTACACTAACCCATTGCCCTGTTTTCATGTACTGCACGTTTGTAATTCCTGTTGCCATTGGTAATTCACCATAGCTATCTTGTACCAAGTTAGTCATATCTGTGCTAGGATTTAAACACATTGTGTTAATTGGTAAGACCATACCGCCGTTTGGTATGTCTTGGGCAAGTGTTACACTACCCGCTAAAAATGCAGTTAATGCAACAACATATTTAAACATTTTATTTCTCCGTATAAAGTATTTACTCAGTGTTAATTGTTTTTAAGCTCCACTTAATTTTACTTTTCTGAGAAACTATCATTACATTATCTGGATGACAAGGTGTTCCGTTGTTGGTTATTTCTAAAATCTGAGATCTTGTTGTTTTAAAGTATTTTATTTTGCCGTCTTCTATTTCAAAGTCTAATCTACTTGCAAGGTAAACTTCTTTGCCTACTTTAATGTAAGTGCCTGGTAGTTTCTCCATTGAATAGTACAACGGCGTGCCATTTTCTTTATCATAATAAAGTCGATATTCATGCTTTACTTCTGGCTGAGTCATATCAACCATTTCAAGTGCCTGCCAAAAGTTATCCATAAGACTCACCAAATTCTTTTGCCAGGTCTTTGAGATGATAGTGTAATAGTCCGTTTTGGGTGTGCCCATTTATGCGTACTTGCCCGCTTATCATTTCCCATACCAATTGCTTATTCCATTCATCAACAGTGAGATGATTAATTTTTGGTTTCATATGCACAATCTGCGGGCCGCCTGGACCAGTATATAATTCTTCTCCAAACATTCCTGCAATAACAGCATATGCTAAATCAGTGTTGAGCGGCTCATCTCTAGCAAACAACAAACTGTTTTGTACGCTGGACCAGTTGTTAAACAGCATGCTCAAGTGCAAGTAAAACTGTCTTGATTGTTGACTTTGTCGCCAATATGTACAAGCATTATAAACATCAGGTAACTGGTTATCGTCGATAATTTTTCTGTAGTGTCTACTTGGCGCCCAACGATCGTGATAGGTTCTGCATCCGGTGCTGATCCAAATGTCCCAATTTCTAAAATATGTCCACCAGTGATCAAATTGGCTTGTTACTATCATATCCGCTTCAAGTTTAATGGTTTCATGAAAAGGTGTGTGGGTAAATGCATGCAAATCGTTTTTGTATCCGCCAAGATCATCAACTACTTTTACATAATCAAAAATGTCATTCTCAATTGTATCGTCGGTAATCAAACAAATTTTTACATCTGGATGATAGAACCGTATACTTTTTGCAAGTGTTATAGCACAAGCAACATAATCACTGTTTTCAGTGTTAAATGCCAATATAACATAACCACGTTCATCACTGTATTTCACACAGTTTCTCCAAATTACGTTTACCCATAATGTGTAGGTCAGTATTTTTTATTGTAATTCGTTTAGGAATTTGATTCACAGGATATTCAATGTTCCACGTATGCTTTTGAAGATCAAGGTTGCATGAATCAGGAACGTGCAACAAAGGCCAAGGAATACAAGCACTTTGACGTTCGCCGCCATTGCACAATAAAAGTGCCAAACTTAAAGCAAAATCATTGCGAAAGAAATATTTGTTAAAATTAAACAAATTTGCATAGTGCGTGTAATTCTCTTCTATCATACGCCACGCATCAAAAATGTCTTGCGTGTATTCACTGCGATCAAACACACAAACAGTGGCCCACCACATTTCAGTTTTGTATACGCCAAAGGTTTCTATCTTTGGCTTGTCTTCATTGATATACATTCTGGTGTTGTGTGCAAGAAAACTTTCACTACTATCCAAACACGATTTTAGACAATCACTGGCAATCCAATAATCAGCATCTAAAAGGATTGTACGTTCATATGGACTATCATCAAGGGCATTACAACGACCGCCATTGCGCCACTGTACTTTGCCTTCGCAATCTGCCCAATTGCGAGTTGATTTTACAATTTTGCTGCCTTCGACGATGATAGCAGGAATACCCAAGTATTGTTCTACACGAAGGGCACATTCTTGTGCAATTTGTGTATACCTAATATCACCGTCGGTGGCGTATATTACTGCACCTGTGTTCATCTTTGCTTACGCAATTCTTCGTGTTCAGCATGCCATGCATTCATTTGTTCTTGCCAACGTTGTACTGCTTGCGTTTTTAATTGATTGACATCTACCTTAACAGGGTTACCATGCAAGTCAACTAGTACTGATTCAAAGTGACCATTGGCCAAACACAGATTACAGTGTGTAATTAATTCTGGTCCAGCATGCCACAAGCCTCCGCTGAGAGCAAAATGCATCTTAGCACGATATTTTTCTCTTAATACACGTTTTGCTTGATTGTGATCAAAACGTGCTCGTATGCGTTGTGAAAGTTTATCTGTATCCATAGTACCTACTAGTATACATGATAATTAGTCAAAAATAAAGGCCCCGGAGGACCTTTATAAAGTTTTTGACTAACTATTAGCTAGTCAGCGTCCACGTAGCAGCGTTCTGAGTAGGTGTACCCCACGTATTTGTTAGGTAAGTGGTACTTGGCGGACGAATTACTGTAGTCATGGTTAGTGTACCGTCAACCACGTCAAGTGCATCACCTGATCCTGATCCATCCGGAGCAATGGTATCAGCAGCGTCATCAAATAAACTTACTGTAAAAGTGATACTGGCAG